ACTTGTATTTCCTTTCTAGTCTCTTCACCAAAGTTTTTAATTCCTTCTGTAACAGCAGCAATAGATTCAGCAGCTTCATCAAAATTACCTGTAACAAAGTTTATAATAGCGTTTCCAAAATTTCCTAATATGTCAGTTACGTTTCCAAGTATTACACCTAATTGTGTTACCCATTTAGTAAATTTGTTTTGACCTTCTTCTGAATTACTCAAAGCAGTTGAAACAGCTCCAATAGCTACAACAAAAGCACCAATACCTGTAGCAAGTAAAGCACCTCTAAAAGTTTTTAAACCTGCAATAGCACTTTTTACACCTGCCAACATTCCTTTAAAACCAGAGATAAGACCTCCAGTCATTTTATCACCTGCTTCTTCTATACCACCTAAATCAGCTTGAGTTTGTTCTAAATCTTTATTAAGATTTTCTACATTCTTTTCAGCTTGTCCAGTATTAGCTTTTAAATCTACCTCTTGTACTATTCTTCCCATTTTGAGTGTTTTTTAACTTGTTTAATTGCTTTTGAAAAACTTTCAGGTAAAGCATATTTACCCTGAGCTATTCTAATGTTTTCTGTTTCTCCGTTAGAAACTTGCAATAAGTCTATAATATTCTTTATCATACTTCGTTTAATAATTCTATACTACTTTCTCCTGTTATTAAGTTCGTTGTTAAACTATTAATTTTATATGTATTATTATTTAACGAAATTTTGTCATTTAATTTTAAATTATAAATAATTTTTAAAGGTAATTGAGCTTTTACTTTTGTTAATCTTCTTCTATTGTTAAATACAGCACTTATATAAGTCTTATAATAGTTCTCAAATAAAGTTCCTGTAAACGTAGTTCCTCCTGTATATTCATTTGTTTCTAGTTGAAAGTTTATGTTTTCTGTACTTGTTCCTGAAGCTAAAGCTCTACTATTAGATGGTATTATATAATCACTTTCAGATTGATTGGCTGATGTGCTACTCATAAAGCTAATAGCAGTACCACTTGTAATCTTAATAGCATAGAATATTACAGGTGAACCATAATATGATTCTTTATTATCATCAACAGACCATCCCCATTGTATGTCTGTATCTGCTCCTCCTGTTGCGTTTACAAGCCTTTGATATTGTAGATGTTCAAAAGGTATTTCAACTGTATAAGATTCTGAAGGTGCATCATATTTAGCATTATCTAAAGAATAGCTTAAAGTTCCCCATCCTGTGTTTTCTAATTGCTCAAACTGTTTAGCTAAAAATGTTCCTAATCCTTGAAACTTAAATTCTACTTCTTTATAAGGTAAAGCAATGTCTACAGTTCCTTTATCTATATTGACATATTTATTTATATCCCATACAACGCTAGAAGCTGAATAATAGCTATCTAGAGTTCTGACAACTATTGTTCCTGTATCATCTACAAAAGCTGTTAAATTAAACATCTTAAACAAAGCACTTAGAAAATCTATTATCTTCATTTTAGGTATTTGCTCTGTTATTATAAATTCAAACGTAGTAGAGGTTACTGTGGTAAAAGTAGAACGCCATATATCTGTCCACCCACCTATAACTTCACCACCTAATTGACCATTAATTTCCCATACTATATTTGTACTGTTAAAAGTTACAACTGATGTAGAACCAATAGAGATAGTAAAACTTCCTGCTGTTAAAGTGAAATCAGCATCAGTTAATGTTTCAGCTCCTTGTACATTTGTTTTTTGATAATATAAACTACCATTTCTATAGATTTGTATATCATAAGCATCATTTGTTGTAGGAGTAAGATCAAGTGAAAACCCTAAAATCTGAGCAGGAGATGTAACTAAAGAACTAGGTATAACAATAGCACCATTTGAAGTAGATGTTTCTGGACTTGGAGTATTATAAGCATTAAATCCACTAACTTGAGTAAATTGCATAGGCACTTGTTGAGCAGGTTCTACATCTCCTTTTTTTCTATGTAACCACATATATAAATTATAGAATGTAGGATTACTTGAATTAAAGAAATCAGTTGAAAATGTTATACTATACTTTGTTTGTATAGCTTGTATTATATCATAAAGTCTAATAGCAAACTTTAAATCAGACCACAATACTCCGTGTAAATTAGTACCACCACCACCTTGATAGTATAAATTACCATCTTGAGCTACGTGAGTACCAGTATCATAATAGAGCTGTTTAGTATGTGTAATTAAAGGAGTTATAATAGTGTCTACATTACCTACTAAATTACTTCTAACATTAGTAGCTGTATAATCTAAGTTATTAGAGTTTAAAGTATCTAATGCACTTAGCTCGTCATCTTCTAAAAGGTCTTTTAAGTTTACTGTCTCTCCAAAGAATGTGATCTTATAAGCATACGGTTTATTCTTTTTCATCTCAACACCTTCTAGTCTTATAAATCCTTTTTTAAATGGAATGTTATTAAGCTCTATGTTAGCACTTACTTTATTTCTAGCATCAAAAGAATTAACAGCTATGTCAAAGTTATAGTAATGACGAAATAGTATGTTATTAGTCTTACTTGCAGGTACAGTAAAAGATTGAGTAAATTCAGTAAAGATTTTAGCAATATCTCTAACATTCTGTATGGTTTGAGTTATAGAAACAGATTCATCTTTAAATAAATCAACTCTAGTTCCACTAATGTAAAGCTGAAGTTTTTGCATTATCTAATGTTATTTATATAATCAAATGCTTCTTCAAATTGTATAGTATAGTCAATTAGATTGTCGTTTAAACTTGTTTTAAGTGTCATATTACTTGTTCTTACTTGTACAGAAACAGGTTTATTATTCTTTTCAATCCAAACATCTTCAGAAAGTAGTAACTGCTCAAAGTAAGGATTAGCTCTTTCAGGATAATAACCAGAACTTAGAGAATAACTTGTTTTTCCGTTTTTGTTATATGTTGTTATAGGATGTGGATAGGTAGGATTACCACTATAAGCAGGAGCAAAATAACTAGGAGTTGTTGTGCTAGTGTCTATTGTGTTTCTTTGATATGTCTCTTGAGTTGTATTTAAAAGCTCTACATCTTTAGTAAAGAAATAAAGCCATTGTACAGCTCCGTATTTGTTTACAAAATATACCTTTATAGGAGTATATTTAGAACATCCTACTCTCGTGACAGCACAGGTTGAGCTTCTATAAGTAACAGAAGTTACGGAAGTACCTACTGTTATATGTCCTTTTGTTTCACTACCATCTACAGCTACAATCCAACCTGACGTACTCTCAGGCATAAAGATTTCATATCCTCCACTTGATGTGATCTTATCTATTAAAAAAGCATCTGTAGCAGCTTGAGAAATAGTAGGATTAGCTCCATCCATATATTCACCAAATCCATCAAAGCCTTCATAGGTTACTGTATCGGTAGAACCTACTTGACTACCACCTGCATTAGCAGCATCATAAAACTTAATATCCCTTTGTATTGCAATACCAGATAAATTAGAATACACTACATTAGCTACTGTCCATAATGTAGGATCAATATAATCTCTACATAGTTCAGCTATTTCAAATGTTACTGTAGAACCTGCTGTACAGCTTTTGACTATAGTATATCTTAATGTGCTATCTATAGTTAATTCTAACTTAGCTGAAACTGCTCCAGAAGGAGTTGTAAGTATTTCATATCTTGGACTTCGTAAAGGGAATATAGTAGCCATAGTTTATTTTTTTTCTCCAAATATTAATGTGTTTTCAATATCTAACGCAAAGGCTTTTAAAAGTTCATCACCATATTTCTGTAATCCTTTATTAAATGGATTAGAAAAAAACAAAGTTTGTTTTAATCCTTTACTATATATACTTCTAACTATAAGATATCTCATTGATTTATAACTCATAAACCTACCTTTTTTATCTTTGAATTGAAACTTCTTTAGCTTTAACCATCTTTCTATACCTTTAGTCAACCCTCCTTTTGTTCCAGTTCCTGTACCAAATCTAAAATTACTATCAAATATAGATTTACCTGATCGTGTATAACTAGACTTTATTCCACTTACTCCTTTATCTTGGAACTTACCATAGTCCTCCATTAAGAACTCAATAAGAAAGGCATCTTTTTCTTTATCTAATTCATATCTTAAAGAGTTATATAAATCTTTAGAAGCGTTGTGTTTGCCTTTAGTTAAATTACTTCTCGCTTGTTGTATAACATATCTAGCGTATTTAGTTAATGTCTTTTCTATTTGTTTAAACTCCATTAGCAAATAGTTATATCATTATAAATTAAGACATCCATTGTAGCTGTCCATCCTGCTAGTTCATTATCAAACCTATCATAGAAAGGCTCTAATGTAGGATCACCTTCTACTTGGTATTTATCAGTATGTAAAGTTCCTCTTTTTAAAAGCTGAATTAATTTGTTTAATACTACTAGCTGAGTATTAAGAATGTCTTGAAGATTGTTGTTACCTATAAATATATCTACTGTTTCTTCTTTTGATCTGTTTACAATATCCATAGCAAGTACACTAATATTAAAATTTAGAGTTTGATCTGATACTGTTACGTTATTTACAATTAAATGAGCCATTGGAAATATGTCTTGCTTTCTTAGGTTTATATCTGATATGTCTCCTGTGGTTACTGTGTTTATATCTTGATCATTTAAAAGCTGATCTTTTATTGTGTTTGTTAATTGGTAAAAACCTCTTACACCTTGATTACTCATTTTATTTTATTTTTAATTTGAGCTGTTTCCAGTTCGTGTTTATCTTTAATATAAGCTAACATCATAAAGCACTTATGTACATTTAATTCTGTGATATTTTCAAATCTTGTAATATCTCCTCCAGAGAGTTGGTAAATTGATTGATACCACCCCCATTTCCTTCCAAAATTAGATACTCGGTCAAGGCTTTCGTTTGCTTTTTGTCCAAATAGTTCGTCATATTCTTTGACAAGTCTAGACCTAAATTCATCAAAAAAAAAACAGAGCTTGTTACTGCTGACATAGGCATATCTAGTAAGCTGTCATCTATATTTACGTTATATTCTTTAATAGAATATCTTTCTTTAAATGTGTTCTTTATAGGTCTATATAAAACATTCATTGCCTTTTCTATATTATCCCAATCACCTACAAATGTATCTAAATCAATATACTCTCCTAAACTTAAATCATCTAATGAAGGATGAAATCCGTATTCTGTTTTACCTACCTTAAATCTTCTAACTAAAGCAGGTTTTGATTTAAAGACTTCTTCTAACATTTTACAAATCTTCTCAGTATCTTTTAGCTTCATTCTTAACACCTGTTTCAAAGGAGCATTACAGAATATCTCAATCATCTTTGCTGCAAGAAACTTATCATCTTTGTTGTTGTCTTGTATCTTCAGATAATGTTTATAATCTCGTAAAGACACATCATCTAAACTTGCAGGAACTTCTAATTTAAGTTTCATAATATTATAACGTATTTAATTAAACATTTTTAAAAACAAAAAAGGTGAGCTAGACATACTTTAACCACTTACAGTAAATCGTATATCTGCCCACCTATCCAAACTAACTAAAACTATAAAAACTATCTTTTATCTACTAATTCTAATTTTTTAAACTTTTCGTATTTGCCTCTGATGTTCTCTAGTCTTAACAGAGCTTTATTCATTCTATATTTATAATCGCTATAAGCGTTTGTAGTCTTATCTAAGTCTCCGTTTATTCTTATAACATATAATGAGATGTCTATTAAAGCCTTTGACAATGCTTTTATTTCTTCATTGTCAGGTTTTAGTTTTCCCCATTTTAAAGCTAGTTCTATACATAGCTGAATATTACCATAATATTCTAAGTCGTGTAAATTCTTTATTTTGTCCATAATCAAATTTAATAAAAATTAATAAATAATATGCTAAGGTAGAAAAATACTGTCCACAATAACATAAATAAAATACTCTCAATTATCTTTTTCATCTTAGTTCTTGGTTTATTTCTTCCATCATTAAACTTTCAAGTTCATCATCTAAATCATCAGCGTTCATTAGATCATCATTTTTATATAGTCTAATATCTATTACTTCACCACCACTAGGAGGTTGGTAGTAGTCTCCGTTATCTTCTGGAGTAACACTAAACTCAACAGAGTAATCTATCTGAGTTCCATCTTCCTTGTAATCGTAAAAATCTATTTTATAATTTTTCATAGTTTTGTTTTTAATTATAAAGTAAAGTAAAACAATTATAATGATATTAACAAATAATTTAATAACTTATTTTAAGATATGTAATATGTGCCTTTATTTGGCGTTTCTAGTTGCATCATTAAAGCATACCTAGCAGCATCAATACAATCAGGGTGAGTTCCTGTAGGCTTCTGTAAATCGTTTCCTTCTTTGTCTTTACTCCAGATGTATCCTTGTAATTCTTTGATTAGATTCTTTGATCTTGAAGTTACGTATATTTCATTTTGATTAATTAGGTTAATTCCATAGACTATAGAATCTCTACCTTTTGTTACTCCTGATATTGAATGACCATAAGACCGTATCTCACTAATACTCTTAGGTTCTGCTGAGTCAGCGTAAATATGTTCTGTTATATCATTATTCTTTAAGAATAAACTAATGTCTCTATTTAACATTCCTTTTCTATATAAGACTTCATCATAGATATAAGCATTGTTATATTTATACAATCTAATATAAGCTGAAGGATCAACTGAATATCCAAAGTCAAGACCTCCACAAAGTAATCTAGCCTCTTCTGGTATATTATCTATGTATTTCCAATCAGGAATACATACACCTTCTAAACTACCTATCTGACCTA